TTCACTGGTCTTGGTTATTGGACTAGAAGTAATCCAGAAATGTGTTTACTTGCTACTAAAGGCAAACCACAAAGAAAGTCTAAATCAGTCAGACAATTAGTTATAAGTAAAAGAAGGGAACATAGTAGAAAGCCTGATGAGATTTACAGTGGCATAGAAACATTATTAGACGGTCCTTACCTAGAACTATTTGCTCGTAATACACGACAAGGATGGGATAGTTGGGGGAATCAAACAGAAAAGTACGGAGAGAAGAATGAGTAAATGGGACGAAATGGATATGACTGGATGGGTATCCGGTCTAACCGCAGTAGACGAAGATACTTATAGAAAGAAAGTTGTAGACGAAGAAACAGCCTCTCAAGCAGATCGACCAGCATTAGCTGCTAAAGAAGACTTGGGTCTATTAGAACGTAGACTAGAAACTAAACTTGACAGTATCAAAAATGTAGAAAAAAAGATCGATAAACTACTTAGTTTGATATATGATAATGATAGTATAGTAGAAGAGAGAAAGCAATTAGCAGATTCTGTGGCTAATAAAAAGGTGAATGAGATGGCTAAGATTGTTATGCCATTGTTGGGTAGTTTGTATCGAACACAGAATCAAGAATATATTCATTGGCCAGGGCGAGGTCCTATCATTGAAAAACAAATGGAGAAAGTAGAAGCAATCTTAGATGGATCTTTTTTTGAATGAAAATTCCTCCTGCTCCCGGTACGACATATTATGTTAAGGGAGAAGATCCTTGGGTGAAGATTTTTGTTGACTTCTTACGTCCTTTGTGCGATAATAATGGTATGTTAAGTAAAGATAGATTGTTAGAAGTAACGGGATGGGAATCATTACAAACACCATGGGGGTATAATCTACCATTCTGTTATACGTTCAAAAAAGATCAAGTGTGTTATATAGTTTTAAAACAAAAGGGAAAAGATATTGGATAATTATTTTAAAAATATGGTGAAGGCATTGAATGATGATAATACACATCTTCTTTCTGAGGGCGGTAATTCCGCTGAGTTTACTGGTTGGCTTGATAGTGGCTCTTACATTCTTAATGCTCTTGTCAGCGGCAGTTTGTACGGCGGTATTCCTAATAACAAGATTACAGCACTCGCTGGAGATCAAGCCACTGGGAAAACTTTCTTCGCTTTAGGTATGGTTAGTAATTTCTTGGACAAAGATAAAGAGTCTGGTGTGATGTATTATGATACAGAAGCAGCCGTGACACAAGAAATGATGTCTACCCGTGGTATTGATATTGATCGTCTTATCGTTTCAGAACCAGAAACTGTACAACAATTCCGACATCTAACATTACAAGCTCTCAATCGATATATTGAGCATAAGTCAGATGCTCCACCTATGATGATGGTGTTAGATTCATTGGGACAACTATCTACTACAAAAGAAGTAGATGATACAGCCCAGGGTCTAGAAACTAAAGATATGACTAGGGCCCAGATTATCAAGGGTACCTTCCGCGTTCTAGGACTAAAACTAGCCCGTGCTAAAGTGCCTATGATTATTACCAATCACACCTATTCTTCAATGGGGTTGTATCCTACTAAAGAGATGTCTGGTGGTTCTGGACTAAAATATACCGCTTCTACTATTCTAATGTTATCAAAGAAAATTGATAAAGATGTTGGAAAGGATGAAGGCAATTTGATTAAAGTAGTTGCTGAAAAGTCTAGGTTCACTAAAGAAAAGAAGATTGTAGAAGTACGACTGTCTTATGATACAGGTCTTGATCGATACTATGGGCTACTTGATTTAGCTGAGAAGTATGAAATCATTAAGAAAGTATCAACCCGATACGAGATGCCTGATGGTTCGAAACATTTTAGTAAAGCCATCAATAACGATCCAGAAAGGTTCTATACTGAGGATATCATGCATCGGCTAGATATTGCTGCTGGTGTTGAGTATAAGTATGGTGGCCACTCTAACGAAGTAGAAGAGGTAGAGGAGATGGTAAATGCCGAAGATTGATTTAGAAAAATTTGCTGAGTTCACCGATATGTATGAATTCGTAGATGAATTGTATGAAGAAGCTTCTACCATACCAATTCGCTTGACAGACGAGAAATACTATGCTACAATACTTAAATACGATACAATAGATCTTAAAGAAGTAGGCAATGATGATACTGCTACGCTGAAGTTTAAGTTTAATTTCATTGAAAATCCACATGAACTAAAAGAAGATGATGAAGAGTTCAATAAACATATCGGCGATCTACTAGTTAATATCATTATTAACACTTTAAATGGGAATGAAAATGCGGTTAGAAACAACGATCTTGAGTCAATTACTTCACAATGAAGATTATTGTAGAAAAGCTATTCCGTTTTTAAAAGAAGAATATTTTCATGAAGAAACTGAAAAGATCTTGTATAACACTATACAAGACCATCTGAATGATTATAACACCTTGCCCACTACAGAAATTTTAAGCATTACTATTAATCAATCTGTGTGGAAAAATCAAGAAGAAGTATTCGATAATGTGATGGAATACATCGATAATCTCAATGATAATGAAATAGATAATGAATGGTTATTAGATAATACAGAAAAGTTTTGTCAAGAGAAATCTGTATATAATGCTATTATGGAATCTATTCAAATTATCGATGGTAATGATAAAGAAAAAACTACAGGTGCTATTCCCGAAATATTGTCTAAAGCATTGTCTGTTAGTTTTGATAATCATATTGGACATGATTGGGTTGAAGACTTTTCAGAACGATATGATTTCTATCATAAGACAGAAAATCGCGTACCATTCGATTTAGAATATCTTAATCTGATTACGAAAGGAGGTTTGCCACAGAAGACCCTATCGTGTATCCTTGCAGGCACCGGCGTAGGTAAATCTTTGGCCATGTGTCACTTTGCTGCAAGCAATTTGATGGACAATAAGAAGGTACTTTATATAACACTAGAAATGGCAGAAGAAAGGATTGCCGAACGTATCGATGCTAATTTGTTAGATGTATCTTTGAAAGATTTAGAAGATTTAACTAAACCTTCATATATTAGAAAAGTAGAACGCATCCGAGATAAGACTGAGGGTAGGTTGATCATTAAAGAATATCCTACCGCTACTGCTGGTGCAGGTCATTTTCGACATCTTATGAATGAACTTCGTTTGAAAAGAAACTTCGTACCAGATATTGTTTATATCGATTATTTAAATATCTGTTCCTCTATGAGACTGAAATATGGAGCCAATGTTAATAGCTACACCTATATCAAGTCTATTGCGGAAGAAATACGTGGGTTAGCAGTTGAGAAGAATATTCCGATTGTTACAGCCACTCAAACCACACGTTCTGGATTTAGCAATTCAGATCCAGGACTTGAAGATACTTCAGAGTCTTTTGGTCTACCTGCTACTGTAGATTTGATGCTGGCTTTAGTATCTTCCGATGAATTAGAGGGCCTAAATCAGATTATGATTAAGCAATTGAAGAATCGTTTTAATGATCCTGTAGCAAACAAAAGGTTTGTAGTGGGTGTTGATAGAGCTAAAATGAGGTTGTATGATGTAGAAAATAGCGCACAAGAAGAGTTGATACATGATGTTCCCGTAATGAATAAGACGGAATTTGGTGATCGATACGAGAATGACACTAAGAAAAAATTTGCAACCTTGAGGTGAAATATGTACGTTTTCGAAGATACTAATGGTTCTTTTCAAATTCGAGAGATGAGTGGCAATTATAATGAAAATTTGATCGTTGCTACTTTCGACAATGTAGATAGGGCCCGCGCCGCGTTTCGTAGTCTTAAACGAGGTAGTGGGTTCCAAGGACAGACTCCAAAGTTTTTTTGTCCGATCTCTTATTCTGATAATTTAGCCCTTGACACAAAGCCTAAAATAGAGTAATATATATAAATATGTGAAGGAGTATAGAACATGTATGGCGACTATAACAAGATTATCAAAGCCCTATCTGAATCTATCGGTAGGGCCCGCAGTCGTAATTTAGATGATTTCGACATTGTAGAACGTGCTTCGGTGCTTTCTATGACTCCACGTTGGGAAGTAAAAGGTGTCTATGATCGACTTTTACGAGAACGTAAAGAAAAACAACGAAAGATTTATTTATGAAACAAGCTTACTTAGAACGAGGTTCGCTAGAGGATATGGAGGTCTGGAATTTAATCACTTTAAGCGTCGATGATGATGATAATGAATCTACAGAAGTCACTTCATATGCTACCAAGTTCCAAGCTGAACGAGCCAGAGTATCTTTTCTCGAAAATAAACCTCTTAGCGAACCACACCCCGTCTTAGGTACAACGATAAAATTGTTGTAAAAATACAACAGAACGATAAAAATAAAAAAAGTGCTCCAAGTCTATTGACTCTTCCTTTGTTGTTTGCTATAATAACTATACTGAA